CAAAGGACGGAGCGTTTCTGGAAAGTAATTCCCACGTTAACAGTGTGCAGCTCGCACAGCCTGTGGAGGAAGACACGGAGGTATGGGTAGGATTACCCTACACAATGAAGTATACCTTCTCTGAGCGACTATTTAAAGCTGCTGCGGGTCAAGGCAAGAGTCCCTCAAATGCCGCTAAGTTGATGTTGAAGAATGTGAGTATATTCTATAGCGACACAGCTGCGTTTGACGTTAAGGTGACACCTAAGTTCCGTGACACGTTCACCTCTTCGTTTACTCCTACTATTGTGGGATCTTCAACCATAGGAACACTAACGCTGGATAACGGTGCTTTTAGAGTTCCGCTCTTTACAAAAGCTAAGGAGACCGCTATAACACTTGAAAGTGAGAGTGCATTACCTTGTGCTTTTCAATCCGCAGAATTTGAATCCTTTATCCACTCACGCTCTAACCGAATTACTTAATCATGGCTCTATCTTATAATCAATCAACCGACCTGTCGGACAATACCTTTTCGTTCTCGTTTGACTACATCAACCTCGAAGATGTTCACGCTATTGGACAACGCATCTCTGACGATATGTGGGTGCAACTCACTGTAACCGCTCGTGACCCTGATGCTAAAACCGTAACCGTAAGTGACTCCCTTACACCTTATGACAAGGTACAGGTATATAGGCAGACTTCTATAGCTCCCCTTGTGGACTTCCAGAACGGAGCAAGACTAACCGATCGGGACTTAGATAGTGCCTACCGTCAAGGCTTGTTTGCTGCTCAGGAAGTAGCAGAGAACGCTAACCAAAGCACTCAGCGTGAAGACGTGGACACAGACCTTATCGCTAACGGCGCAATTAGCACACCTAAGATTGCCGACGGAGCTGTGACCGACCAGAAGTTAGCTACGACGCTGGACCTGTCTACACACAGCGTTACCCTCGCTACAGGAGAGATAGGCGCATCAGAGCTGTCTGATGATGCTGTCGATAGTCAACACTTGGTGGACGGCTCCGTGGACAACGTTCACCTAGCTGGAAGTATTGACCTGACTACTAAGGTTACAGGGACGCTTCCTCAAGCTAACGGAGGCACAGGTGTTACTTCTATTCCCTTTTCCGTAAAAGCTGAGAGCAGTGAGGTTACTATATCCGCTGCTGGCACTGCTGACACCTTTACGCACGGCTTAGGACAAGTCCCTGAGTTCTTCAAAGTGTATCTGAAATGCACTACGGTTGCTAACGGTTATTCTGTCGGTGACATAATTGACGTTATTCAGGATACTAACGGTAATCGCTCTATAGCTGTTTCTGCTGACAGCACCGAAATCAGCATCAACCGAGCAGGCGATATTCACGTTGCTGATAAAGATACAGGTGCTAATGGAGCCATCACAACCTCGAACTATAAGTTTATATTTAAGGCATACGCATAATATGCTAATAAAAGAATACAGTAACGGTTGTAAAGCCGTACTAGCCACCGAGCAACACGCTAAAGAACTAGCACCATTCCTTCGTGGTTATGATCGCATGGAGGTTGGAGCATACGGTTTTACTGACTGTGAAGAGGCGTTGACCGCAGCACTGAAGAACGACGACATTACTATTACCGCTTTAGATTCAGATGGTGTTCCGTTTGCCATGCTCGGCGTAGGGAATGCAGGAAAAATGCCTTACATCTGGTTACTTGGTAGTGATGCTGTGAAGGATAACTGGTACGTGTTTGCCAAAGCATCTAAACAATTTTTACCGCTCCTTATGAAGGACTACCCTATCGTAACAAACTTTGTTCTTAAAGACTACAAATCATCTGTAAGATGGCTGAAGTGGTTAGGCGCAAAGTTTATACGTGAAGTCGATTTCAATGGCGCACTCTTCTATGAATTTATAATTACTAAAGAATAATATGGGACCATTAGCAATACCAATCGCAATCGCAGCGGGTGTCGCCCAAACAGGGCTATCTATAAAGAGCCAACGTGACGCAGCTAAGGCGCAGGAAAAATATCAAGCAGCAGCTTCCAAGGCTGAGTCAGCAAGGGCGCAACAGCAAATGGGGGCTGAGCGTATTCAGCAAGCTTTTCAAAACGAAGAGCGAGCTAAAGAAATTCAAAACGCAGCTCGTAAAGCCGATGAAGCACGAGCCAGAGCAAGAGTATCTGCTGGAGAAGCGGGTGTAGCTGGTACGAGCGTTGATGCATTGTTAAATGATTTCAGCCGACAAGAAGCAGCTTTTCGCTTTGGACTACAACGGCAAGGCGAACAAATGGACGTATCTCGTGAGCTTCGATTAAAAGATATGGGGCTTCAATCTTACAATACCCAAATCTCTATCAATAAGCCTATCAAACAACCTGACTATGCTGGGGCTATTGCTTCGGGCATATCCACTGGTCTTTCTATCTATAGCACTAAAACTCCGTAATGGCTAAACAAACTTTAAAATCCTTATTAGGCGCATCTGACGAACGAGAGCAGGTCGAACTAAACCTCGACGATGCCACGTTCCGTGCGCCTCGTGTTCAAGCTGGACAGTATAGCGTACGTGTACAGCAAACCCTTAGTGCTGGGGAGTCTACCGCAGGGCAACTAGCAAATTCATTAGGGCGTTATGCTGGTCCTATAGCTCGCCAGTATCAAAGCATTGAAACACAGCGTCAGGAAGAGTTTGCTGATATTGCTGGGTTGTTTACTAATGAAGAAGCTGCTGCTATTGTGGCGGGAGACACCACGAAGGTAAGAGAATCACTAGACACTACTATCAATGCGTTAGATTCTAGACAGCGTAAGAAAGCTCTAAAGTTTGTTGAGAACCCTGCTAACTACATCCGTGCCTCTCGTGTGCTGGGTCAGAAGATTGCTAATCAATACAATCTAGACCTGATTCAAAATAAGGATCAGTACGTCAATAGCGAAGAAGACATGGGGACGCTCCTTAAAAACACAAGGGACGACGTCATTAAGAACAACAACCTGTCGGGCTATTCCTTGGAAGGCTTCTTGGACTATGCCAATAGGTACGATCAGAAGCATCTCCCTGTATTACAAACTGCTCGTGATGAGGTAACTGAGACTAACTATATTACCAACAGTGTTGATTCGATTGTCGGACAAGCTGAAGGTGTTGAGGATGTTAACTTCACTGAGGTAGCATCTTCGTTCAGTGAGCTGTTTCAAGCCTACACTCCAGCAGAGCAATCCCAATATCTCGAAACTACTATCGACCGCCTATTGGCTAAGGGTGACTATGACACTGCTTCCAAGTTCGTAGGCTGGATGGCGACGGACGAGAACGGTTTGTTGGTAGGCAATGCTGCGCTACCTGAAGGCACATTTAACCTTCTTAATGAGAAGATTGAAAAGCACCAGATAGATCGGGAAAACTTTGAACAAAAACAACAGCAGTCGTTCCTCGCCGAGAACAATGAAGCTATTCAACTTGCTGTTGCTGACCTTAACGAAGGCAAAGCTGTAGAGAATATCACGCTTAGCTTCGGACCTGAGACACAAGTTGAAGTTAATCTGAAAGGCGTAAAAGAACCTGTAGAACTTTTAGAACGTGCTAGATCCGCAATTTACAGCGCAGAGCTGGAGCCTGAGACTAACAAAGGCGGGATGTATGCCTCGCTAACGAAACAGATTGAATCCTTAGAAACCGACAACATCAACCGATACAATCGTCTTGGTGTTACTCAGCTTATGCAAGAGTTCCAAAGCAGCCTTACCCTTGAGGTAGCTGGAGAGAACGTCTTAGGCTTGACCAATGACCAAGCTCTGGAAATGCGTTTCAAAGCCGAGCAACGCCTACGAGACGGTCTTGACGAGATTCAAAGGGACAACGAAAAGTATCCTACGATGGAAGACAAAGTAACGGCACAGCTTCGTTTAGTGGAGCAGACACGTCTTGAGTTAAGTCAGTCTTCTATAGAGATGTTCAAGACTTACAATGACACCACTCGTGTTCTTAAAGTACAAGATCGTGTTGGGCTAGGTGTTAATGGTTCATTTGTTCCGCAGTTCTCCGCTACCCTCAGAAAGGCATTGACGGATCCGCTAACAAATATGCCTCCTACTGCTGCGGAATTGAAAGAAATAAACGCTCTGGCAAAGACAGAACGTGACCGTCTTCTAGAAGCTACCAGAGAGATAATGACTGCTCCTTATAGCGAGGAAGAACGTAAAGACCCTCGTCTTGCTTTTGAAAATCGTCAGCGTCAGATCGATGATTTGATAGACGAGAGTATCAGTGATGCTATTGATGCTAGAACAGAAGAACAACAAATGGCGTCTACTACACCTAGTAAGCAACAAGAACAAGCAAAAGCACAGCCAAGAGATTTAACTAAACCAAACGGTCGCTTGAGATATGTTCCGAATTATGATGGTGCTGTCAGCGACCGTCCTAACGGCTATCAACAGGATGGAATCTTGTTCCACCCCGACGGACAAAACTATCGTGGTAAATTTCCTTCTGGCGTTCTCTATAACGAAGGCGTAATGCGAGACAGCAAGTATAAGCGACGTGCTGAAAACTTAGACAAACTCAGAACCAAAGTTATCGAGCAAGTTGAAGGCGAGCGTCGTATCGTATTAGCAGACCCTCGTGAGAAACGTGTTGGTATTTCGTATACAGCGGAAAAATATATGGAAGCTCTTTACGGACAACGTACCGCTATTGACGCAGGACCAGCAATAACCGTAGATGAAATACGAGCTGGGATGTTGGAAGGTAAAATTCCATTTGACCCTACCAAGATTAGGTTTAATGCTTTCCCTGTTCTTTCTCCTGAGATGATAAACAATCCCGATCAATATGAAGATGTAATATTAGATTATGCGTCGGCTTTAAACGTCCCAAGAGAACAAGTACCTGCGTTTCTGTACGCACAAGCACAAGCCCTCTCAAGCAGAGGTATAATTTTCAAAACAACTATCAATACTCAAATAGAAGAATAACATGGCATTAGGTTTTAAAGTAGACAAGTTCCTAGATTCTGAGGAAAACCAACAAGAAGTACTAGGTTTACAGCCCGAAGACCCAAGCGTAATAGCCGACGTTGCTGCTGCTCCGTTCCGAGGCATCGAGGGCGCAATTCAAAGCACCTATAACTTTGCTGACTTCGTTCTTCGTGACGCTCTGCCTGACTATGACAATCGCTTCCTTGGGAAGTCAGAGACCATAGCTGGTAGCCTTGTTGAAGGCGTAAGCCAATTCCTTGTACCCTATGCTGGTATTGCCAAAGGTGTTAAGGCTGCATCGCAGCTTGGACGTGTGGGTAAAGCTTTCACACGTAAGAACAAGAAAGGTAAGGATGTCCTGAACTGGAAAGGTATTCTAGCCTCTGAGACCGCTACTGACTTCATTGCATTCGATGCACAGGAAGAACGCTTGTCTAACCTTATCAACTCGTTCCCTGCTCTTCGTAACCCTGTCACAGAGTTCCTTGAGGCTAAAGAAGATGATGGTGAGATTGAAGGACGCCTCAAGAACAGTCTTGAAGGTCTAGGTCTTACTGGAGCTGTTGGTGGTATGATTGTTGGACTCAAAGCTCTGCGTAAGAATCGTAGAGGCGAAGACGGTGGTTCGTACCTACGTGAGAACCAAGGAGCGTTTCAAATGCGAAACTTTAATTCAGTATCAAGCTACAATGCCTTTAGCCCGTCTATGCGAGCCTTAGAGCAACTTAAAGGAGATGATGACATTTTCTTACACCAAGCTGTTGAAAAAATTAGCCAAGCTGGTGGTGGCGTTCGTGGTGTTGCGGAAGAGTTAAAATGGATCGGAATAGATAACGTAGATAAGCTAAAAGAAATGGCAGATCCTGAAGACATCGTTGGGAATAAAATAACGAAAGAAGGATTAAAGAAAATAGTTGATCGTAACCAGCTTCATTTACGTCTCAACGAACAAGCCCCTAGTTTAACTTATTCCACATTTAAACAAGAAGGTGGAGATAACTATAGAGAATTTACGTTAGATATTACGGATGAATATACAGGGCGAGAAGTCGCTGAAAAGAAAAAAGCTTTAGATGAGCTTGGTACTTACAAGCCTCACTATGATACATCAGCCAGACGTAAAGGAGGAGAAAATCTTCTTCATTTTCGAACAACGGACAGAACCGATACTACTGGTAATAAAATTCTATATGTAGAAGAGTTACAATCAGATTTCATACAAGGGCTAAATCAAGGACGTAGAAAAGACGAAGCCTATAAAGGCATCAATGAACCCGCTCCGTTACAGAAAAGCTACGTTGGTTCTTCTATGCGTATGATTATACAGATGGCTGCGTCTGAAGGATATGATGCCGTTGCGTTCCCAAAAGGTTTTGAAGTTGCTGACTTGTATAATGTAAAGATTGATAACCTAACACTTAATAACATTGCTGAAGATGGATCTTATTCCTTTAAGATAACTAAAAAAGGACAAACAGAAGACAAAGTTATTAAGGCTGCGGAGTTAGATACTACTTTTGGTAAAAAGGCTGCGGAAGATATTCGCACTATGAAAGTAGGAGAAGAACGTAATGACTACAATGTGTCTGTTCCTGCTGCTCCATTTATCAACCAATATGATAAAGCAATGCCGAAAGAATTAAATCGATTTGCAAAATCTTTTGGTGCATCAACCAACGTTGAAAAAGTATCTCGAAAAGCCGAAGGTGATGTCATTACAGATATTGAAGGCGTTGAACGGATGCTTCAGAAATACGGAGCAAATTATAATAAAGTAGACGAAGCATCGTTGTATGACTTTGTTGGTTTAGAAAACCCTGTAATGAAAATAAGGGCAAAGCGAGGAGGACGACCACTCGACTACCAAGAAGGTATGCTTGAGGCGCTTGAAGACTTTGCTATCACTCGTTTGAATCTCGATGAGCGTGAATTAAGAGACGTTATCGAAGCTGAAGAAGGTTGGGGTGTTGTTTCTTATGTTGATGAGAATGTCATGGAGCCTAACTTAGCTAGAGACTTCGCAAACTTCTTGGTTGAAAAATACGACATAGCTGAAGGTGCTGTGTTCGCTCCAGCAAAGGAAGCACATTACATCAACATCAATGATGGTATGAAAGAGTCCGTTGCTAACGGTGTATCCATGTGGGGACTCCGCACCAAAGGCATGACAGACCGTGTTGGACGTATTAAGGATCCTGAACTAGAATCAGCTTTAGGGCTACGTGAAGTAGACAACATCAGTAATCTGGATGCATTGGAGATGGAAGAACTAGCCACTAAGATTGAAGGCTACGATTCTCCTATCCCAGCTACGGATGCTAACACTAATGTAGGCTACGCACTAGAGCGTCTTGCTGCTAACGGTTCTACTGCTGAGACCAAACGTCTTGCTGCTGCGCTCAATAAATTATATGAGGGCGACGAAGACACGCTTAATGCTACCATCCAAGCATTCTTTGGTAAGAAGGCTGCTGGGGCGTACAATGCTACCTCGAACAACATTGACCTGTACACCAACCGTACGGGCATCGCAGCAGGTGAAGTAGATCCTAAACAAGTGTTCGGTGAGTCTACGCTACTCCACGAAATCATTCACGCCTCTGTTGTCACTAAGATACCACCTGAGATTTCTGCTGCTCGTACCGACCTTACTGGTATGCGCTACATGAACAGGGTTCGGAAGATGATGGACGACCCCAAGGTAGATGAACCTGTTCGCAACATCCTCAAAGTCTACTCCAACGCTGTAGACAACCTTCCTGAGAAACACGCTAATATGTTGAATCACTTCAACAACCCTAATGCGTATGGTAAGAAGTTTGGTGAGGACAGCGTAGACGAGTGGTACGGCTTTACTAACATCGACGAGTTCATTGCTGAGGCGATGTCTAATCCTACCTTCCAGAACTTCCTGAAGGGTCTTCCAAGTGAGCAAAACAAGAATCTGTTCGAACGCTTGATGCAAGTCCTTAAAGAACTTGTTGGCGTTGAAGGTAAAGGTACAGCGTTTGAAGACGTAGTGTCTGCTTACTCTGACTTAGTGACCAAGCAAAAGAAACGCTACGGAGCTGTGGACTATGTTCCAGACTACCAGCGTCGGATGTATGGTACTCGTAGTAGCCGTGCGTTCGCACAGAAGAACGAACGAAGCAAGAGCCAAGAAATACAAACCGCTGCTGGTGATATTGAAGTTACCCTTGATGATATTCCAAGAGGTGGAAAGATTGCATTGAGTGGTGTTGAAAACTCCCTTAACCGAGTTGAGACAACTAACGACCTTGGTGAACTGCTCGCTGCTGCTGAAAGCAAAGTAGAAGCAGAGCTACGTGCGAACCCCAGCCTCAAGCCAGAGAGCTTGGAGAAAGGCGGTATCATACAAGCTGCTCAACGATTCAGCGAGCTGACAGGGACTAACAAAGACCTCATTGACTCAGAAGTTAATGCTGCTGGCAAGGACGCTAATGAGCTACGACGCATCGCTTCTCGTATGTATACAGTGGAATCACTGGCTGCTGGACAAGCTGATATTGTATTCACAAAGGCTCAAGAGATTAGCCAAAAGGGAACAGGTGTTACTGACGCAGACAAAGCCGTTATGGTTGGTGAGCTGAAGAAAATGCTTCACCTTGTTGCTGCTGGTTCTAACCTTCGTCGTGGCTTCGGTCAGGGCTTGCAGTCCACACAGTTCAAACGTGTGCGTCTGTCGCTGTCTGATGTAGAGCTACGTTCTAAAGAGATTCTTAACGAGTTCATGGCTAACAACACTTCTGGTAGCTTTGAGACTCTCGTGAACCGTATCCTCCTTGCAGGTGACTCCGACGACCTTATCCAACGTACGCTTGGTATTACTAAGCAAGCTCGTAATAGCGATCCTAAAGGATTCATGGAGAAGGCTCAGAACTGGTACGTAAACTCACTGCTGTCTGGTCCCCGCACCTTCATGAAGAATGCGGTTGGTAATATGATTGCACAGACTCTGTTGCAAGTAGAGACTGCTGTTGGTGGTGTCTTTGTTAACAAGGCTATCACTAAGCACGTCCTCAAGGAAATGGCTACCCTAGAGTCCTTCCGTGAAGGTATGAGTTTCTTCCTCAAGGCTTACAAGCTGGATGAGCAGATGCTCGACACTGGACGTTCGCCTCTTGAGAACACTGCTCGTACTGAGCGTCCGTTGTACTTTGAGAATGCTGCACCTGAGCAGACCATGCGACAAGCCTTCAACTGGTTCGGTGAGAACGTAGTCAACATCCCGACTAAGCTGCTGCTATCTATGGACGAAGTGTTCAAGCAGTCCATGTTCCGTCAGAATGCCAAGCTTGAGTTCACGCTCAAGGGCATGAAGCTGGGTATCAAAGACCCTGACGAACTGGCTGAGTACGTGGCTAAGGGTCTCGATACTGTCCTTGTTGATGGTGAACGAGCCTTCGGTAACACTGGTATCATTAAGTATGCTCAGGATGTCGTAGACACGATGGATGCTGACGCTGTTAAAAAGGGTGGCAAACGTATGCTACCCTCTGAGCGTGGTGCTAAAGTCCAAGAGGTTATCAACGAGCAAACACAGATGCGAGCCGACAAACTGAAGTCCATCGAGGACGGAGGTCTTGGTATCGAGAACCTTGCAGAGCTTGATAACATCTCTGCTCGTTCCTTGGAACACGCTCGCTACGGCACGTTCACTAACGACGCTGGTAAGGCTGCTGAACTCGCACAAGCTATTGTACAGACTGTGCCGTTCATGAAGTTCATCTTCCCCTTTGTTCGTACCCCGATCAATATTCTCAAGTTCTCCTTTGACCGTGCAGCCTTTGCTGCTCCTGAACTTAGTCGTAATGTCTTGGCACGTATGCCAGATATGCCGATGATTAAGGACGCACAGCAACGCATCCGTCAAGAGCTGGACAGCCGTGACCCAATCGAACGCTCCAGAGCAATCGGTAAGCTGAGTACGTCAGCAATGATTAACGCTACTCTGTTGTACATGATTACGTCTAATCGTGACCTCCTTACTGGTGGTGGACCCGCTGACCGTAACCAACTCAAGACTCTTGAGCAAGCAGGATGGCAACGCTACTCCTTTAAGGTCGGTAACAAGTATGCATCGTTCTCTGGTCTTGACCCAATCGGTACTCACTTCGGTATCCTTGTTGACTTGGTTGAACAGTTAGATGACGGCAACGAGCTTAATACTACGCTCGCTGAACAAGTCTTCGCTGCTGCTACTATCTCCATGACTCGTAACTTGACTGAGAAGTCATACCTCGCTGGTCTTACGCTTCTGTCTGACGCACTGTCTGACCCTGAGAATCGTATGGAGTCCATGATTAACAACCTTGCTGGTGGATTCGTTCCTAACATCCTGTACCAAGGTCAATCACTTGGTGGCGATACTACCACTCGTGAAACTCGTAACCTTGCTGACGCTGTTCTCAAGAAGCTTCCTATCGGTAACTCTCGCCTCGACCCGAAGCGTAATCTCCTTGGTGAGCCTATCATTGCAGAACAAGTACCGTTTGTTGGTCCATTCAATCCTTCACGCCTATCAACTCGTGACGGAGATACTGTCTTCGAAGAGTTGGCACAGCTTGAGCATGGATTTACCAATCCTCGTCCGAAGCTGGAACGTCTCATCGACCTTGACGAATATATCAATGAAGGTGGACAGACAGCTCATGACCGTCGCCTAGAGCTTATGGGTACAACCAAGCTCCGTGGTAAAACACTGCGACAGTCGCTGGAACAACTTATCAAGAGAAAGCAATACCAGAACCTTAGCACCTTCTCTGAGGGTGGATTCAAGAGTCCTCGTGTTGATGTCCTGAACCGTGTTATCAGTAAGTACCGTACGGCTGCTCTACACAAGATGTTTGAAGAGTTCCCTGAAGTACGTCAGAAGTACATGGACATTAAGAAAGCTAAGTACTTGGCAAAGCGTGGAGAAGACGCTGATGTCCTTTCATCCCTATTATCAAATGAGTAAATCAAACAAAGACCTACTGGACGAACTGATGGCTTTGACCATCGAGGAACTCCTTACCGTAATCAAGAGCGGAGAAGCTAGTCCTGCTACACTTAATGTAGCTCGACAAATGCTTCGTGATAACCAAATAACTTGCACTCTGAAGGATAGCAGTCCATTGTCAGAGCTTGTAGAAGTATTACCGTTCGATGAGTACGCCACAGATACCAGAGAAGCTAAAGGACTTTAGGAACTTTTTATATTATGTTTGGCACTCGCTGGAACAAATTAAAAGAGATCCTACTCCCATTCAGTACGATATTGCAGAGTTCATGCAATACGGTCCTAAGCGTGGTGTTATACAAGGTTTTAGAGGCGTGGGTAAGAGTTGGATTTGTTCTGCTTTCGTTACCCACCAACTCCTGCTTGATCCTTCGAAAAACATACTTGTCGTATCAGCTTCGAAAACTCGTGCTGATGATTTCTCGACGTTTACTCTGAGACTGCTCCACGAGCTACCGCTCTTAGAACATCTCAAACCTAAAGCTGACCAACGGTTCAGTAAGGTCTCTTTCGATGTTGGACCCGCCCCAGCATCCCACGCACCCTCTGTTAAGTCATTGGGTATTACCTCCCAGCTTACTGGTAGCCGTGCTGATATTATTGTCGCTGACGACATTGAAGTACCTACTAACTCAGCTACGCAAGCTATGCGGGATAAACTGAGCGAACAGATAAAGGAGTTTGATGCTATCCTCAAACCTAACGACTCCTCCAAAGTACTGTTCCTAGGCACACCACAGTGTGAAGACTCAGTATACAGGAAGCTGGGAGAGCGTGGATATAATCTAAAGGTATGGACATCAGAGACCGTTACTAAACATAAGAACGAAATCACCTACGGAAGTAGCGTGTCCAGTCTCTGTATCAGCGATACCGAAGGAGAACCTACCGAACCTACCCGATTCACCGAGTTTGACCTCAACGAACGGAAAATATCCTACGGTTCTGCGGGGTATGCCCTCCAGTTTATGCTTAATACGTCCCTATCGGACGTTGACCGCTTCCCATTGAAGCTAGGAAACCTGATTGTTCACGATATTGACGTGGATATGGCTCCTGAGAAGCTGATATGGGCGCAATCACCCGACTTAGAGTGGACTAACCTACCCTGTGTAGGACTCCGTGGTGACCGATTCTACCGCCCTATGAAGGTTGTAGGAGATATGGTCCCATATACTGGCTCTGTTCTCGCTATTGACCCCTCTGGTCGTGGTAAGGACGAAACAGGATACGCTGTAGCTAAGATGCTTAACGGTAATCTATACATTCCTGACGCTGGTGGACTCAGTGGTGGCTACGAAGAAGACACTTTGTTGGCTCTTGTTCGTCTAGCAAAGCTACACAAGGTCAATAAGATCGTTGTTGAGTCCAATTTCGGTGACGGTATGTTCACACAGCTTATAATGCCTCTGTTACGTCGAGAATACCCTTGTTCTATCGAAGAGGTACGGCACTCTCAACAGAAAGAAAAGCGCATTATAGACACCTTAGAACCCCTTCTAGGTGGTCACAGGCTCATTATCGACCCGAAGGTGATCGAAAAAGATTTTAAAACTGCTCAAAAGTATCCAGCAGAGCAGCAACTGCACTATATGTTGTGCCACCAAATGACCAGAATAACCTCTGGTAGAGGCTCTATCCGTCATGATGACCGTCTCGATGCCTTGGCTATCGCCTGTAACTATTGGGTAGAACAAATGGCTCAGGATGTAAATGAGAAGATACAGGATAGAAAAGAACAATTACTGCGTGAAGAGCTGGACAAGTTCAAAGATACCTACTACAAACGTAAGAATAATAACAATCATATTTCATGGATATAGAAGTACCACCTATCGACCAAGCGTCTGCGATACTTGGAGAACATTATCGCAACTATGTCGTCCTCTTTCAAGATGATGACGACCCTACTGGTTATGATATTGCGTACAGTGATCCATACAGTGCTAAAGGGTTGCTAGAAGCAGCCACAAAGTACCACAATACCTACCTCGAAGGTGGGACTGAGTTAGATGATTTTGAATGGTCTGAACTCGACGACGAGGACGAAGACGAAGAATAACTTTTCTGTTGTTGTATTCATAACATAAATGTGGTTGGAGCCGTCTCTGTTGTGTGTCAGAGGCGGTTCCTTTCCCACACCAAATATTTTGGTAAAAATTTATGAGAGGGTTATACGAATTGTGTAAACGAAAACACCCCCCTTATGCCCGCACGTCGCACACGGCAAAATCGTTGCATTATGCGCCTGTTTTTGCCTGCTGTAGACCGCTCCAGCACTGCAATTAGACATAATACATATTGTGCATTAAACGTAGTTTACTTTTCCATATGGTCAAACAGCGACCGACTCCATCTTTAGATGCGGTAACCGTCTGTTGTTCAACTGGTGTTTTTTATTTTTAACCAGACGTAGTCTGACTGTCTGATTTACTCAAGACTTTTAAAGTCTTCAGAAGGCGTCATGACTGCGGTGTCTTCGCAGGAAGCTTTAGCTCGTAGGTAAGACGAACAGCCTCTCCAAAACTTTTCTCAACTTTTCGTACCAAACCGTACGCATTATGCGCAGGGTTTCTTGCAGGGAAAAAAGTATGGGGTTGACAGGGTTGTTATAATGAAGGGGCAAATCAATCCGATCACTGCCAAGCCAAGCACGGCGACATAACACATCAAGGAAACACACGATTATGACAAACACCGCAAAAACCACAAAAGTAGCTAAAGCTAAACGCAGTAAAACCGACAAGGTTTCTCCGAACGTAGCTCGAATCCAACGCCAACTCGGAGCTACGCTGTTACCTTGGTAACAATCACACATCTGATAATCACCCACAGTAAACCACACACAATTATGGCTAAATATACTACAACAACTTACACCGACAACAGTGCTAAAGCAATTCATCGAGACCTGTCTTGGGCAGATGCTAAAAGCATTTGCTCAAAGGCAAGCGAAAGTGGCTACGCCGAAATTACCTACGGTAAAGATGTCGTTTGTCGCTCCGTCTTCGTACCTACTTGGGCAGTCGAAATCGACCGCTCACACCTCTAGTCTGCACAGATCATCTATGACAAAAGTAAGGCAAAAACTCGCCATGAAAAAAACCACAATCAAATCCATCGAGGCTACCGTAGGTAGTTTATCCGCTCCGTCTAAGATGCCATGCCACGGCTTTAGCTTACCAGCTAAGGACTGCAAGGTTGGCTCTAAGCTACGCTTGTCTGAGAAGTCTACCTGTTCTTCATGCTACGCCCTGAAGGGCAGATACGTCTTCCCTAGCGTCCAGAATGCTCTACAGAGCAGACTCGACAAGCTCAAGTCTATGACTTCAGACAGTTGGGCAGACAGCATGAGCGACCTCATCTTCCGTAAGGAAAAGTCTGGCTACTTCAGATGGCATGACTCAGGTGACTTACAGTCACTGGAGCATCTCGAAGCTATTGCCAAGGTCGCAGTTAATCTTCCTAAGATTAAATTCTGGTTGCCGACTCGTGAGTATAAGATTGTTAAATCTTATGTAGACAAACACGGCTCGTTCCCATCCAATCTAACCGTAAGGTTATCTGCCTACTTCAAACAGTCAGCACCGCCCACCGAAACCGCAGACAAGATTGACGCAGTTTGCTCGACCGTAGGCTACAAGGCAAGCAAACACATCTGTCCTTCAGGACAACAAGGCAACAAGTGCCTCGACTGCCGAGCTTGCTGGAATCGTAGCGTAGCTAACGTTGACTATCCTCTCCACTAGAATAACCACACACAATCCAACACACACAGTTATGATTACACCACACAAAAATCGCTCCATCGACCGTACCAAACCTGTAAAGGTTTATTGGAATCTTCACCGTGACTGCTACTCCGTCCAACAGGACGGTCTAGTGGTAGCTCATGCCGACCAAGTCGAGCTACGTGCCGTGACCTTCAAGGTCAGCGAGTCAGGCAGACAGCGTGTACTAAAAGAGCGTAAGAAAAACGTCCACGCTTTTGTCGTTGGCTTTATCGACGATGCTCTAGCTCGTTACTGGGACATAAAGATTGTATACAATCCTTACAAGTACGACAGCTTTCGGCTCTGGACTGACGACCGTGTAACGGTACAGTCGGCTGAGGCTGTTATCCTGCGGATACGAAACGGCAGAGGTGACATCCTTGCTGAGCGCACCACAGGCAAGCCATACTGGTCTGCCTATAAATAACCATCCACATCCAATCCCACACAGTTATATGAAAACCACAATTACACTCCGCAAACGAGAAGTCTATGGCAACGAGCTATTCTACGTAGTAGACAGCGAACAAGCCACAGCTATCCAAATCCTGACAGGACAAAAGACTGTTACGGAACGTAACATCGGAGCTTTGAAACAGCTCGGATACACCATCACCTATGCATAGTCTGCGTAGTACAATCAAGACAAAAGTAAAGTGGCGAAACTGCCGAACAAAAATTATGGAATATAAAATCACAATCACATGGAACGATGACGATGTTCGTCATGTAGCAGCACAAATGGGTGTCTTGCTGAGCGACGAGCAAATCATCAACGTACTCGACTCTATCCTACACAATCACGATCCTGAACTTGGCGTCACATGGGACACCATCGAATGGGCAATCGAGTCTGAACTTCGACCCGCTAAATAACTATGTTACTACAAATCCTATCCACCTGCAAGCAACTCAATCGCTTGCTCAAATCTAAAGATCCGTACCATGCTGACCTCGTTGACACCTTACTACGTAAGCTAGACAAGGCAATCCCATCTGATACAGAGGGGGTTGACAGCCATGATATAGTAAAAGCTCTCAAGGATGAGGCAGACCGCTAAGTCCAACCAACCACATAATCGTAAACGTAAAACGCATATGAAACAAGACACACACATCGTAAACATCCACAGCAACACTTGGTCAGACAAGATCACCGACCGCATCGACACCATCGAAGATGCGGGTCTCAATTGGGACGTAGTCAAGACACCTCTGGTAGCTATGCTAGAGGGACGCTACCCACTGCCACTAGAGACTCATGTCTCTGTCAACCGTACCGATACCAACCACTCCATAGGAGTAGTGGGTGCTAAGTATGAGCCTATCCAAAACTCTCGTATTTGGGAGGCTATGCACCAATCCCTTGAGGGTGTAAACCACACCATCCAAGGCTCAGGCTACACCAACGGTGGCTCGAAGGTATTCATACAAACCAAGGTTGACTCCGACGACTTCAAGGTCAAAGGTGACGACTTCAATAACTACGTTACCTTCTTCAGCTCACATGACGGAAGCTCTGCTTTCGAGCTGTTCGATACATCTGTTCGTATCATCTGCACCAACACCGTCCAAGCTGCGAGACGTAAGGGTGGCAAGGCGTTCAAGCTCAAGGTACGTCACACTAGCAATGCTAGCATCCGCTTCGACAACGTCATGGATCATCTGGAATCCATCTTCGATGTTCGTAAGCAGACCTATGCTGACCTCAACGAGCTGGCTACCGTAGGTATGAGCTACAACGACCTCATCAACTGGTCTACCAGTTTCTTCAACAGCAACAATAAGAAGCTGACTACTGTAAGTAGCAACAAGGCACACGAGGCTCGTCGTCTGGCAATGCATGGCATGGGTAACCGTGGCGAAACTGCCTACGATATGCTCAACGGAGTAACGGAGTTACTTACTCACGGTGACCGTCAGTCCAGTCGCAACTCTGCATCTGTCTGGAAGTCCAGCGAGCTGGGTCATGGTGCTACCACCAAGGCTAAGGCACTCGACCATCTGGTAAACCAGTACCACCGCAACGACCACATCAAACGTGGTCAAGAGCTACGTCACTTTGGCGAAACAGCACTAGCTGTCTAGTCATTATTCATATCATCGTAATTGTGTTACTCGTCCTGAGCATGACGTTAAAAGGCTCACCTTTTATATTATGACAATCATCACACTTATACTCGCTATCATCACCGTCGAATCAGGCGGGGACGACAAGGCTATCGGAGACGGAGGCAAAGCATATGGCTGTCTTCAGCTCCATGCATCCTACGTGGCAGATGCTGCGGAGTATGCTGGTAAAGACTGGAATCATAACGATGCCTTCGACCGTGAGACCGCCATCGACATTGTACTAGCCTATATGTCTAGGTATGCCACACCAGCTAGGCTGGGACGTAGCGTAACCGCTGAAGACATAGCTCGTATACATAATGGGGGTCCGAATGGGTACAAAAAGCCTGCAACCGTAGCCTACTGGAACAAGGTTAAAGCTGTATTGGAGGCAGACAAGATCCGATGAACCACAACAGATTCCTAATCTATCTACCGCTATGCGAACGGTATCTATGCCACCCGAAGAGCAAGACTGCCAAGGTGTACCACCGTCACCGCAAGGATGACCTGCGTGAGATGGCTCGTGACCTCCATCAATTTGATGGGGAAGTCGTAGCTCTAACACCAGCGCGTGACGTTGAGATACATGACGGTCTCAGGTATAGCAACACCCGAATGTCGGGAGGCGAGCTTCGCCTTCAGATGTCCAAATCAGGTGGGGGAGGTACTCACCCTCTGGACGGTACTGAAACGAGCTTCTAGGCATAACCTCGTCCCAGCAATGGGCATTCCTGTGTGGACAAGGGGTCACCTCAAATCGGGGTGACCTCTTTTTGTGTCAAGATAAAGCTTGACTCACCCCTTTATGTATAATTATATATTATTTAATAACTTGTTAAAACAATTGTTATACAATTGTATATACTACTGTTATAGCTACTTAAAGAAAGAGTTATACAATATGTTGTATAGATATGTTGACAAGTTATATACATTACTACTACAACGGTAACTGCTATGCAGAAACTATCTTTTCCAGACAAAAACAAGAAGGCTGAAACAGAGATGTTAGAGAAGGGAGTTAACAAACTCCGTTCTCACGTTGAGTCAGCTCGTAACAGAAACAGTGAGACTGAAACTTGTTATGGTCAGCGACTGCTGAGAGAGGCTGTTCCTTTGTTAGTTGAGGGAATCAATGACTGGTTTAAACAACAGAGTAAATCACCTTGTCCAAGCAATGCTTATCATGAGCTACAGAAAATAAACCCTAAAGTCTCTGCGTTCATAGCCTTGAAGAGTATTGTAGATACGTTAACACAGCGTAGAGCCTTGTCCTCTGCTGCGATTAAACTCGGAGCGTTGATCGAAGATGAGCTACACTTCGGTGCATTCTCTGAGCATCCTAACTTTAGACAGATTCTACAGGGAGCTGACAAACGTCCTAACTACCAGAAGAAACGGTACTATGTTATTCACTCTGAGAAGGGTGAGGTAGAACAAGGCAATGCAGAGGGATGGGATAGATGGGGGACACGTATCAAGCTACACATAGGGACTGTTCTCATCACACTCATCAAGGAGTATACTGGATTGTTAGACTATGTTATGATCCAGACTAACAAGCGTGGACCTGCTCGTTTCATACAGGCTACGAAGAAAACACAGGAATGGATAGAAGAGATGATCAAGTACAACGAAGGTCTTGATCCATTCTGGATGCCGTTAGAAGATTTTCCTAAGCAATGGACAGACAAGTGGAGCGGAGGCTACGATGTAGAGAACGGTCTACCACCAGTCACAATCATCAAGACCAAGGACAAGGCGTTCCTGCGTACGAACGAGGAACCTATGACCAACGTCATGACGTGCCTAAACCATTTGCAGAACACAGCTTGGCAGGTCAACCAGCCTGTACTTCAAACCCTTTCAGATATATGGGATGAGAACATACAGATAGGATCGTTACCAGCCAGAGAAGATGAGGAACTACCTCCGCTTACAGATGAGATGAAGGAGGATCCTGACCAGCTCAAGATGTGGAAGCGTAGAGCTGCACAAGTCTACGAACATAACGCATCTACCAAGAGTCGCAGACTACTGGTCATGAATACTCTGATGATGGCGCAGAAGTATCAGGGTAAGAGATTGTTCCTGCCACACCAGTGTGATTTCCGAGGCAGAGCGTACGCAATCCCAGCTTACTTGAACCACATGGGACCAGACTTCAGCAAGGGTCTGATGCAGTTTGCCAATTCTGAAACTGTAACAAGTGACGACCAGCTCAAGTGGCTACACATTCATGGAGCTAACACCTTTGGTATCAAGGGTACGTACGATGAGCGTATCGCTTGGACAGAAGAGAACAAGGATCGTATCATACGATTGGCAGACAACTTTAAATCTGAGCTGGACTTCCTGAACGAGGCAGATGAGACGTTCCAATTCATTGCCTATGCCCACGAGCTGAAGCGTCTGCACAATACCAAAGGTACATTTGAAACTACCTTACCCTGTCAGATGGATGGGACAAACAATGGACTCCAGATACTTGGGATGCTGACACGAGATGAGTCAGCCTGTATCGCTACCAACGTAGCACCATCTGAAACACCGCAAGACATCTATGGTATCGTAGCCAATCGAGCAATCGAGACCCTGATGCAAGACGATAACCCTTTCGCCTACCAATGGCTACAGTTTGGTATCACAAGAAGTTGTGCCAAACGCCCCACAATGACCCAACCGTACGGCTCAACCCCGCATAGCTGCCGAGCCTACGTCAACGGCTGGTACTTGGAACAAGTGAGAGCAGGGAAACCTGACCCATTTGACGAGGCAACTCGCTTCCAAGCTACCGCCTATCTTTCCATGCACATCTGGAACGCCATCAACCACGTAGTCGGACGCCCTCGTGAGGCTATGGCTTGGCTTCAGAAGACAGCACGTACCCTCGCTAAGTTTGAACGTCCCATGTATTGGGTCAGTCCCTCTGGTTTCCCATGCAACCAAGCCTATCCCAAGTGGATGGAGAAATCCATACGTACCAAGATAGGAGAGAAGGTGTATCGAGTTAAGTTCCGTGAGGATACAGATAAACTCTCACCTAAACGACAAGCTCAGGGAAGCTCACCTAACTTTGTACATAGTCTTGACGCTGCTTGTCTGCACCTGACAGTTAACAACTGTGCAGAGCAGGGAGTGACCAGCTTTGCAATGGTACATGACAGTTACGGTACGCATTGTACACACTCCGACACCTTGGCACAGCAGATACGCCAGTCGATGTACGACATCTTTAGTGACGATCAGTTACTGAAATTAAAAAACAACCTTGAGTGCAGTCATGAGTTGACACTCGACTCATTACCCACTTATGGTTCCTTCGACATCAATGATGTCTTAAACTCAAAGTACATATTCTCATGAAGAAAACCATAACCACACCAAAGGGGATTGCAAAGTATCCCCATGTTAACGAACCCAACACTCGCTTCAATCCAATGGGCGAATACAGTTGTTCTATTGTCGTGTCCGATGAGGACGGAACCGCATTCCGTGCAAAGATCGAAGAACTCTTCGACGCTGAGTACGAACGTGAATGCATTATTCATAAAAAGAAACTGAAGAAGTCACAGCATTTCCCTGTCGCTCAAGACGAGGATGGGCAGTGGCTTGTCAAGACCAAGCAGGTATCCAAGGTAGAGACCAAGAGCGGAGACGTTTATACGTTTGACGTTAAATTGTTCGATGCCTCTGGTCAGCCTGTAAAGTCTGAGAACTGTCGTGTAGGTAGCGGGAGCCAAGTCAGATGCTCCATCGAGCCTCGCACATGGTACAACCCTAGCGTTGGCTTTGGCATGACGTTGTCTCTCCGTGCTGTACAAGTTATTGAGCTTGTCGAAAGCAGTGGAGGTAGCAGTGCCGACAGCTTTGGCTTCGATGCAGAAGAAGGTTTCAAAGCTGAGACCTTTAACGATGTCCTGACCGACGAACCAATAGAAGAATCTATTGACTTTTAGGTCACAGTTTGAGCGTAAGGTTGCCTCAGCCCTAACGGATGCTGGGGCAGCCTTCACTTACGAAGAGGATGTTATACGATTTGAACAGCCAGCAAAGGCTAGGAGATACACACCCGACTTCGTACTGCCAAACGGAATCATCCTTGAAGTCAAAGGCTACCTTAGCTCTGCTGACAGGATGAAACACAAGTGGATTAAAGAGCAGCATCCTGAGCTGGACATTCGCTTTGTCTTTATGAATCCTAACACACGTATATCAAAACGATCCAAGACACGGTATCGGGAATGGGCTGACAAGCTTGGCTATCCTTGGTGCTGTGGACCACAACTACCACAAGAATGGCTGAATTACAATCCCTCCAAATACACCAACCCTGCCCCGACTGCGGGAGCCGAGACGCCCTAACAATTAATACAGACGGTAGCACAAAGTGTTACTCATGTGATACATTCACACCTAACGGTGCTGACTACGAGACTCCGAAGACGCACAGTAATTTTGTGCGAGGTGAGTATCAAGACCTCGTAAAGCGGAAGATCTCTGAGAAGATATGCAAGCTATACAATTACCAGATCGGAACGCACGACGGTAAGAACTGCCACATCGCATCGTACAAAGATAAGAGTGGTGTAGTTGTCGGGCAGAAGATACGGTTTCCCGACAAGACTTTCAAGATAGTAGGAGATGTTAAGACTCCGTACGGTTGGCAACGATTCTCTGATGGTCGTTACATTGTAGTTACTGAAGGAGAGATAGATGCTCTGTCCGTAGCTGAAGTGTTCGATGGTAAGTACCCTGTTGTGTCTATACCAAACGGAGCTGCCTCTGCTCCTAACTTTTTCAAGAAGCACCTCGACTACTTTGAAGGCTTCGAGAATGTAGTACTGATGTTCGACATGGATGAGCAGGGAGTGCAAGCAGCTAAGACCTGTGCATCTATCCTGTCTGTTGGTAAAGCAAAGATTGCTAGACTAACAGCCAAGGATCCTAACGAACTGTTGGTAGCAGGTAAAGCTCAAGACCTTGTTCAATCATTCTGGAATGCAGAAGTCTATCGCCCTGACGGTATCGTACTAGGTACAGATATGTGGGAGAAGATTAACAACAAGGAAAAGGTAGAGACAAGCGACTACCCATACGAAGGCTTGAACCGTATCACACGAGGACTGCGTGTCGGTGAGATTGTCACCTTCTGTGCTGGCTCTGGTGTGGGTAAGTCAAGTCTGTGTCGGGAGATTGCTTACTCGTTACTGAACCAAGGACAGAAGCTTGGCTACATTGCCTTGGAGGAATCAATCCAACGTACCGCTATGGGACTGATGGGTATTCACGCTAACAAGCCGTTGCATTTGATGGACGAGCTACCACCTGAAGAGGTAATCAAAGAAGCATACGAGGCTACCATAGGCTCAGGAAACTATGTTACCTACGACCATTGGGGTTCCATTGAATCCGACAATCTTATCAATCGTATCCGCTACATGAATAAAGCATTAGGTTGTAAGTGGATATTCCTTGACCACGTATCAATCGTAGTATCTGGTCAGGACGGAGACGAACGAAAGATGATTGATATACTAATGACTAAGCTACGTTCCCTTGTCGAAGAGACACAGGTTGGCTTGTTGTTGGTCTCACATTTGAAACGTCCAGAAGGCAGAGGATTCGAGGAGGGAAGAGAGATAACTCTTGGACACCTTCGTGGCTCTGCTGGTCTTGGTCAACTGTCTGACATGGTGATTGGCATTGAGCGTAATCAGCAGGACGAGGACACCAAGAATCAAAGTACTGTTCGTATTCTAAAGAACCGCTTCAGTGGTGAGACAGGCGTGGCTTGCTACTTGGAGTTTAATAACCACACATCACGCTTAACCGAACTAACCATCGAACTATAATGATTGTAACACTAGACCTATGCGCTCTTGGAGAGAATAATATTCACGTTGAATGCGGAGCTGACGACGCAGAAGAAATCTTGGGAGCATTCTACGCTGTACTGACAATGCTGTTTCCTGAATGCTGTGCTGAATGTGCTGTTATTGATAAAGCCAAAGAGATACTTTCTGAAGACGAAATTGAAAACGCTGAGGAACTTGCCGAACACAAAGACATCATCTGTCGCCTTCTCTCTATTATTCATGAAGAGGCTCATTCCAACGGTGGTCACTTTATCTCTCCCGATTCTGAGCTTTGGCTGCGACAACTCGCTGACGAACTCAACCCCGCTTCCACTTTAGAACTCATTGAACAACTGCGTAAACAAAATGCCCAACGATAAACAAAGCCACCCTATGTTTGCACCTGATACCGAATCTGTATTGGTTCGTGGTCTCAACGCTATGACCAAAGCCTGTGATGCTTTGTCCAAGCAGAACGAGACTCTCAACGATGACATCGAAGGCATGAAGAGAAAGATCCAACGCCTTCAGGAACGAGTAATACTTAACGAAGGGAGTAAGGAATGATATTCTTTGATCTAGAAACCAACGGTATAAAGGACTGGTCTCGACTTGGAGACCTTGAAACGGTGTGGTGCTTGTGCGCCTTCGATAGCAAGACAAGCAAGATGCACCGTGCCGTAGGTAACGAGCAGATTGAAGAACTATTGGAGTTGTTTTCTCAGCATGATTACATCATAGGACACAATGCTATAGGATTTGATTACCCTGTGCTTCAACGCATCTATGGTTTCAAACATCCCAATGTATTGGACACTATGGTCATGTCTCGTTGTATCTATCCCGATGTACGAGACGCAGACTTCAAGCGTAAGAACTTCCCAAGGGATTTGATTGGACGCCACAGTCTTGAGTCTTGGGGTTATCGAATCGGTATCCACAAAGGAGACTACGGTGTTACGTCTGACTGGTCTGTGTACGCTGACGAAATGGGAGAGTACTGTGAGCAGGACGTAGTAGTCACTCGTGAGTTGTACCGTCACCTCATGCAAAAGAAACCTTCTCAGGATATGATTGAATTGGAACACAAGTTTGCTCGTTCCATGAGAGCGCAGGAGTACAACGGTTTTCCATTCGACATTGAAGGAGCGGAGAAACTATGCGCTGAGTTGACCTGCCGTAGAGCAGAGCTGAAGCAAGAGCTACAGGAGTTATTCCCAGCAGAGGTTGTTCAACTCAAGAGTTTCTTTTACACTACGCCAGATGGCAATGAGTGGAAGACCAAGAAGGCAGCTCTGGAAGCTGGTCACAAACTGAAGGACATCAAGAAAGGGAGGAACAAGACCAAGACAATTCCTTTCAATCCTAACTCCAGAGACCAGATTGCTAGTCACTTACTGTCACAAGGTTGGAAGCCTGATGCATACGAAGGCAAACGTCCTGCGATCAACGAATCAGTACTGAATCAGATAGGAACACCCGAAGCTCTCAAGCTCTGTGAATATCTGTTGATAACTAAACGCCTTGGTCAAATCAGCGAAGGCAATCAGGCTTGGTTAAAGCTGGTCAAGGACGACCGCATCCACGGTTCCGTCAATACCAACGGAGCTGTGTCTGGACGTTGTACCCACAACAATCCTAACGTCGCTCAGGTTCCTGCTTCTCGTGCGCCATACGGAGAGCAATGCCGACAACTGTTCCATGCTCCGAAGGGTAAAGTACTTGTTGGTGCTGACGCCTCTGGTCTGGAACTGAGATGCCTTGCTCACTATCTGTTTCCCAAGGACAAGGGAGCATACGCCAAGGAGATACTTGACGGAGACATCCACACTACCAACCAGAAAGCAGCAGGTCTTGAGACAAGAGACCAAGCTAAGACTTTCATCTACGCTTTCCTTTACGGAGCTGGTGATGCAAAGATTGGTAGCATTGTTGGTGGCTCCAGTGCGGATGGGCGTCGCTTGAAACAATCCTTTATGCAGAAGATACCAGCTATAAACTATCTGGTCTCTGCTGTGAAGCGGAAGGTAGAGATGGACAACACCCTGAAAGGGTTGGACGGACGTATCCTTCCATGTAGGTCAGCACATAGTGCGTTGAATCTACTGCTACAATCGGCTGGGGCTGTTGTTATGAAACAAGCCTTGGTGGATTTTGTTGCTGCTGCTGCTCGTCTACCCTACGAGCTACATGGTAACATCCACGACGAGGTTCAGTTCAGTTGTGACGCAAGTCATGCCGATGAGTTGGGCGGTCTGTTCTGTAAGTCATTACAGACAGCAGGTAAAAAGCTTGGCTTCCGTTGTCCTTTGGATGGGGAGTACAAGATTGGTAACACTTGGGCAGAGACCCACTAGTATGGCGTATCAAAATAAATTCGATAAGACTGGCAGAGCTAGTCAAGAAGGAGCAAAAGCAGAACAAGTCTTCAAGGATATTGTAGATGAGTTCTTTGATTCTGATATAGAAGCATCTGACTTCACGAACCAACTCAAACACATTGACTTCCACTGTGAACTACCCCTCACGGTGGATGTCAAATCAATAAAGGATCCTAACACGATCTGGATTGAGCTAAAGAATGTGCAAGGTAAAGATGGGTGGCTTCATGGCGAGGCTACCCATATTGCTTTTGAGAGACCTGAAGTGTTTGCTCTTGTTAAGCGGGAACATTTAATTGGTCTCGTTGATAAGCTTGTGGACATGGACACCATTGTGGACTCAGCTTCTGATTGTTTGTACAAACTCTATAGCCGTACCAAGTGGGGACGTAAAGACCTACTGACAAAGATACGTCCTACTGACCTTACCTCTATCCCTTACCTACTTATAAAGAAATGAAAACTGTATTAATTGATGGCGATCAAATTGCCTACCTCTGTGCTTTTGCCTGTGAACGTGAGATTGAATGGGACGAAGACACTATCAACCTGACTACCTCCAAGTCTGATTTACGTGACGCCCTCGACCAACAGATTGAGAAAGCTAAGCGAGAAACTGAAGCCACCTCTGTTCGTGTTGCGCTCTCAAGTAGTACCAACTTCCGTAAGGATTTGTACACAGAGTACAAAGCCAACCGTACTGCTCGTAAACCTCTTGGATTGAAGTATTGCTGTGGCTACCTCAAGAGTAAGTACAAAGCTGAAATCTCAGAAGGGATAGAAGCTGATGACTTGATTGGTATATGGGCAGCTAACGACTACGACAATATCATTTGGGCTACCGACAAGGACTACCTTACCGTACCCTGTATGCTATACCGTAACGGACAGATGCTCACGATTAGTGAAGAGGAAGCTGACCACTACCTAAGACTCCAGACTATGGTGGGAGACACAGCCGATAACTACAAAGGAGCTAAAGGCTTTGGCGAGAAGACAGCAGCCAAGTGGCTAAAGGAACATGGTGATACTTGGGAGGTTGTTGAGAAAGCTTTTGAAAAAGCTGGACAAACCAAGGATGAGTTTCTTATAAACGCAAAACTAGCTCGTATCCTTCGGAGCTTTGAAGACATAAAATGGTATCCATATGACTAAAGACACTGATTACCACGATAGGCTTGAGCAGGAGGTGACTCGCCTCAAGCGGGACATCATTCTGTTGGAGTCCAAGAACACTGAACTGGAATACTCCCTCAAGCGTTCTCATGCAGAGATAGCTGGGCTACGTCTGGATAACCAACAGCTACGCCAAGCGATTGCTGTCCTTAACGATGAACCCACGAACTCGCTATAACACTATGGATAACACAGAACTACTACAAGCGTTAAGCAACATCAATATCAATAGCGAGACTGCCGTTGAGGTTGTCGAGATATATTGCCAATACAAACTATACCAATCAGTCATCGAATGCGCCTCAATGCTGGCGTTCATCGGAATCATTGCAGCATTCGGTTGGTTTGTCATAAGCCTGATTAAGGCTGTGGATGATTAATCAACACAATAACACCATGAGCATACCAGACACAGGCGAGCGCACTGACTTCGATACAGGAGCTGTGCGTGACGCAATGCAAGGCAAGGGATGTCCCAGCCTTTTACCTATTGACGCTCTAAGAGCTGCTTCCAAGCGGTTCGAAGATGGAGCCGAGAAGTACGGACGCAACAACTGGCAGAAAGGTATCCCTCTGTCTCGCTATGTTGACGCCATCTATCGCCACCTTTGGGCATTCATGGAGGAACGCTATGACGAGGACCACGGTGGTGCTGTTATTTGGAATGCGATGTGTCTTGTCCAGACCAGAGAATGGATACGAGACGGCAGACTTCCAGAAGAATTAAACGATCTATAATATAGGGGACACGTATATGAATGAATTTCCTACTGTTAACAAGACGTTGTTAAAAGCGTTGGAAGAACGATTCCCGATGAAAGACTTCGGGCAGACTGATGACATCAATAAACTGAATTTCCATTATGGACAGCGTTCGGTCATTAGTTTTTTAAAAACTCAGTATAATATTCAGAACGAAAATATCCTCAATAACCCTAACCTTAAATAACTATGGGATCTGCCCCTAAAATTCCTGAACCTGCCCCGCCTCCACCACCTCCCCCTCCTCCTACTGCGACAGCGCAGCGGGTAGAAAAAGCGACATCTAGTCGCCCTGAAAAAAGCAAGCGTCGTGGTGTTTCTGCTCTCACAATCCGTCGTCCTTCCGTCAATGTTGGCGGTGGTTCTACTGGAGCTAACCTTCCTTATTAATAATCATGGCATTAAAAACAATAAACACTACTGTGACCGCTAACGGTGACACCGTTGTTCCTGACTGGAATGGACGCCTTGGAGCGTTCCTTGCTGCTGGAACATTTGACGGAGCTACCGTAAAGCTACAGCACAAGATTGGCTCGACTTGGGTTGACCTTGGAAGTGATACTACGCTTACCTCAGATGGCGGTGGTCAATTCATCACCCCTCAATCCGAGCTTCGTGTTAATACTTCCTCCGCTGGAGCTAGCACTAGTATTACTATTATCGTAAAACCACTTATGGTCTAAAATGATATTCCGTAGAATCCGACCCCAAGCCCTAAACACTTATGCTGACGGACTAACGCTGAGTTTAACGGCTGGGTTGACTGAGGGTCTCACGCCTGTTCGTGTTTTCCAAAACCTTTACTTCCAACCTGATGGAACGTCAGCATACTTTCAGCCAGATGGTTCCTCATATTATCTCCAACCTTAATATATCATGCCAAACATAACAGTATCTTCTTCAGTTGACTCAATGCTGAGAGCTTCCGATGCCCCCAGCATTCGTGACGCTATCGGGTCAATCAACTACCCTTACACAACGGACTTTATTTCAGGCACAGAGCAGACGAGAAACCTGACGAGTATCACTAACTCATCTGGTTATACTTACAATAACAACCTCACATCTATCTATGTTGGAAGTAACGTGACTACGCTTGGGAGTTCGGCTTTTGCTTACTGCGCAAACCTTACCAGTGCAAACATTCCCGATAGCGTGACTACGATTGGGGGCGCGGCTTTTGATTACTGCAGCAGTCTTACCAGTGTAACTATTCCTGATAGCGTAACTTCGATTGGGGGTAGTACTTTTCGTCGATGCGCCAGTCTTACCAGCGCAACCATT